ATTAACGGCATATGTAACTTTTTGTTCTGCTGCTTTTTTAGCAACATCTTTTCCCAAACGATCACCGGCTGCATAACCAAGGTAATCAAATAACGATAACATTTGATTTTCCATAACTTATTTTTTTAGTTCGTTGTAATACAAAAACGCAAACCAAGCCACAAGCAGTTGATTTAAACCCAAAATATAATTTTGAGAAATAATACTAACCAGCCCAGCCAAAACATTGATGATAATAACACCTTTGTTAAAAATTTTTTCAAACTTACTCATATACTTTTATTTTAATAATTTTCTAAACATTCTTAAATTCCAATCCAACAAATTATAATCAATTTCTGTTGTATAAAAATGATCATTCATATTTGCTTTTGGTTTTTCAGTTAAACCATTTCGACCATATTTGATACCATCTAAAGTAGCCATAATTGGATTAGATGTATCAATAGTTTCAATAAAAGGCATATCTTTATACAAGCTAAATTCTTGTGGTACCTGACAACCTAATAAATGTACTCTGTCTTTAGGTAATATTACTCCCATTTCATATAATCTAGAAATTACCTGAAGTCTACCTAATGATTTGGCTATATTTTTATTTGGATGTGAACTATGATCTAAATAATATTCAGCACCATAAGAAAACGCAATCTTTTTATATCCTAAATCTTTATAAACCTGATAGCAAGTAAGGGCATCAGCAAAATTGGTTGCTTGAACTACTGCTACTTTGGTAACACCTTTAGGTAATTCAATTTGAGCCCATTTTCTAGCATTAACAATAGAATGAATAGTGTCTTGCCAAACATCAGGAACAATAAATTCACTTGGTTTTAATTCATCAATCCAATGTAATAAACCATTGTCGTGATATGCTTCTCCAAGTTCATGGAGTGAATTATCTAAAATAATGTAACGGCCTTGTTGTTTTGCTTTGCGAAAAAAATTAGCGTAATCTTCATCTTTATCTAACAGATGAACTAAAGCATAGTCATAATCATTAAAATCAAGACTATCTTCTAATAAACATAAGGGAACTTCATGACTAATTTTCATAACATTAATATAATAAAAAAAGCTTGGTTTCCCAAGCTTAATTTAAAAATTTTTTATTTTTTATTTTGGAATTTGACTATTAGAACTAGGTCTGATGTAATCATTTTCCAAAAATTCTTTTTTATCTACATTTATGTCCCAACCTCCATTACTACCTTCCCATCTAAAGATCAATTCAGTAGGAGTTATTTCTGAAAGTGTTACACCTGTAAACCATTTCCAAGAGGGTTTATCTTTAAAATAAAGGTCATAGATATCACCTACAGATAAATCACCTTCAGTCATTCCTTCGTTTAATGCTTCCATCATTTTACGAGCTTGGCCTTCAGTGATTATACCAGCCAATTTGTTCATTTTGATTATGTCTTTCATTTTATTAAGTTTTTATTTGTTATAAATATACGAAAAGGATTTAATGTTTCCAAATTAAAAAAAAAAAATTAAATAACATACAATAAATTACGAGGTATGCTATAACCATATCGACTCTTAAATTCATCAGAAGGCATAGGTCCTTCAGTTTCAAAATCATCTTCTGATATTTTGCTATCTATATCTTGAATTATTTGGAATAAATCATACTTAGACATCATTAAGTTTTCTTCTGAATCTGATGTAAAAATCATTTTTATAGGTGGGTTAGGATCAGTTTCATCTGTTATGTCATAAACTACTAATACGTAATCTAAAGGTTTATCCTGGAGTATACCAAATTCTTGGGATACTTCCTTTATACGAGATTGAGTAGTTATTTTATTTTCTATTAACCACTTACCAGGGTTAAAGTTATCAACTTTTTTCATATGTTATAAATATGTTAAAATTTAGGTGGAGGTTGTATTTTAGGTAGATTTCTTGATTCCCTATATGCCTGGATAAATTCAGGGATTGTGCCAACAAATGATTCGAACATTTCTTTGATAGTATCTTCATCACCACCAAAATTGGCTTTAAGGTCTTTGACAAATGTAGTCCAACGATTCAATTCATCACGTTCAGCATCAGTCAGTAAACGTTTTCTACGTTGCCAGTACAATTTGGAAATCTGTCTTTCACCCCAACCTAAATCCTCATAGGAACCTTTGTAATCTTTTCTATACTTTTCTAGCTCTTGTTCCTCAAACCAATACTCCCACTCACGCTGTTTCCAGTAAGGGGAAACCTCATAATCACCATTTGCTGCTTTATCCCAAATAGAGGCCATTTTTGGTAGTGCCTTGTGTTCTTGATAACGGCGCCACCAAAAAAACTTGTTGTATGTTTTATTTGGTTTTGGTGGAGTAGGATCAAACGTCTTTTTCCACTCAAAATACTCTTTTATTGTACTCAAAACCCTATTTCCTTTCTTAAATCATATTCCTCTTTATCAACTTCAGAATACACATTAAGATTCAAATAAGTATTATCCCAAAAATTGTGAAACAAATTTTTAGCTTCTTCAGGATCCCAAGCTTTACAAAAATCATACTCCTCTTGACTAAGGATTTCTTTGCTCATTAATTCATTGTAACGAGCTAACTCTTGTTCTGCTTGGTAAATTTCTTCTTGACTTATCATAACTCTTATTATTATACCGTGAATGTACGAAAGGGCCTCATGCGAGGCCCGAAAGTTTTTCATTTAGAATGATTCTAAATAACTTAATACGTTATAATATCATCATCTTGTGGTCTGTTTTTACGTTTTTCCTGGAGTGCTTTCTCGTATTCTTTAAGTCTTGCAATCTCGGCATCAATCATCCTTTGTTTACTTAAAAGATCCACATTTTGACTATTTATGTTATTTATTCTATCTAGGGACTGGAGTAAGTTAGTGTATGCTTTTTCTTCATCCTCTATAATCCATTCATCTGAAGGTGGAGGAGTGGGGTTGTTAGATTCTTCTTCTTTTTCCCAATTTTGTAAATCAACTAAACTGGCTTCTTCCCATTCCTTCATTTCCTCTTTTAAGTCATCATATGTATCAACTACATTTCTCATACTCTCTACCTTTTCCTCTAGGGGTGTTTCTTTGCGTTTAGTAAGTTGAGAAAAAGCAAAGTTAGCGGCTATTACAAGAGCAATAGCTAATGGATCAAATACAAATATAATAACTAGTATGTACCAGTTAATGATTCGGTCCATAGCAATTCCAGTAAGTTGACTTAAGTATTTTAAAGGACCTAATTCACTTTCGGCTGTGGATTTAGTTTTAACCTCTAGGATTTTACTTTCAATAGCAAAAATAGAGTCATTTACTATATCAATTTTAGAAGATAATTTTTCGTTTGATTTAGAGGCAGACTCAATATTGCGGATAGCTGCATCATTGGATCTTACCACTACATTACCCTTTCTGTCTGTGTATTGAGTAGTGGATGCCTGAGATAAATTCCCTTGTAGACTGGCTAGTGTTTGTTTTTCTTTTAAAATGTTGTCTCTAGTTTCCTCAAATAATTTTTTCTTGGATTCTAAAGATTTTATTTTAGAGTCAACAATACTAGTTTGGTCTGCTGTTTTTTGGTAACCACTACTTAGCATACCATATATTCCTGCTGAAGTTATAAGAGAAAGTATAATAAGAGAAATTATATAATATATTTTAGATATCTTATTTAAATCATTCCAGTAAGAATGCAACATAGTTGCTAATGTTAATTTAGATATTTCTAGAAAACTAGACATTATTATAACTGCTGTTGAAACTCCAACAAACATTTTAGATAAGCCTATTATACTGTAATAAGCTGCTGTTCCTCCTAATCCTAAAGCACAAAAAGTAATGAGCCAAGGTAATAATTTTTTATTCATTTTTATATTTCCATTTAAAGTTATAACATGTTTTTTGTTTTTTCTTACAGCAAGCTGTTATTGGAGAAGGATTAATTCCCATAAATAAAGCAGCATCTTTAGCACTCTCCCATTCTTTAATAAACACATCCTTTAAATCAAATTGTAATATTGGTTTTTTATTTGATTTTCCTATTTTATTACTCCATTCTTGGGTTCTAGGATGTGACTTTCCTTTATGAGATTCACTAATTTTTTTATTTCTTTCTTTATTGTTACTTATTTTTTCCCCAAATTCTTTTGGCTTTGATAATCCTTTATTTGAGTTTGGGATACCTTTTTTAGCTTTACTTATATTATTCTTATGTTCTTTTGATTTTTTCTTTCCTGTTAAAGCTTGACTTTTTTTGATTGATGATTCTTTACTATATTTACATCCTTTTTTAGCATTTGATATTTTAAGACAAATAGATTTATCTAATTTTCCTCCTTTTTCCTCATCATATCTTATATTTAATCCTTTTTCAACACTATTAAAATAGGTTTTCCAGTATTTTTCTCTTTTTCCTAATTCTTCCTCGATACATTCTTCAATAATTTCCATCAAATGATTTTCCCATCCGTATTTTGATATAGAATTATATAATTTAGTTTGAGAAGAACAATTTAGTTTTTTGTAATTAGCTTTTCTTCTATTATAATCAATAGTTTGACCTATATAAATTTTACTTGTTATAACACATGTTATTTTATAAATACAGCCTTTCATATCTATTATAAATATTAAACAGCTTATCAAAAAACAGAAAAATAATAAGAGTAGGGAATTTTTATCCCTACCCTTATCATTTAATTAAACTATTTCGCAGGCACCTCCAGCACAAGCTGCTTGGTCCATTAAAGCTGTATTATCACTCATTTCAATAACTCGTGACAAATCTACCTCATGTAATGATTTTACTGCCTCATTGAATTGTTCTTCAGTAATTGTCTCGAAAGGAGCCTGCTTATAAGTTCCCAAGTCTTCCGGTAAGAATGAAAGTGCGGTAAAGTATTCTTTATTTTCATAAAGCCATTCTCCAACTGCAGGCCATTCATCTTGTTTGATAGTTACTGTAGCTGATACGTTGTGCATGTTAGCACCTTTTCTATGGCCTGGTTTAATCCAGTTTTTGTTAATTGTTTTAATACGCTCTAACAAATCCATAGCAGATTCACTACGTGTAATAGCACCTTCTGGAGCACGTTGAGGAACAGAAACAATTGATTGTAATGTTGGTTTGAAGAAATCATCTTCTAACATTTCAGGATGATACATACTTAAGTAAGTATACAAAGCTTCATTTTTACCTAAACGGATTCGGCGCAAATAGAAATCATCGTGCCAAGCATGGATACCTGAGCTAGTACCTAATACCAAAGATGTAGTACCTGAAGGTTTAACTGTAGTAACACGAGCTGCTTTATTAATACCTAATATTTTAGCAACACGTTCGTTTTCGTCGCAAGCTACTTTAGCTGCTTCCTTCATGTTCAATTTAAATATAGCACCTGAAGCAATACCTGTCATTCCAATGCCTAGCAATGCTTCTTTTTCAGTTGTTTTTCTCCAAACATCTCTTAAGTAATGGAAATCAGTGTAACTAGCTTGTAGTGTACCAATAAATGCTGCTGCTTTAGCTCTTGCATTATATTCTTCTTGTGTTTCAATATCTGAGGCATTGATTTCACACAAGTTACAGAATTGGTTTGCTTTCAAGTTAATTTCAGCGCAAGGGTTAGTACCAGCATCTTTATCATTTGTAAATAAAAATCCAGGTTCACCACTGTTAGATGCTTCAATTTTACCCCACAAATTCATAAATGTTTCTTTATCAATCATGTTACGAAGCAATACAGCAGAGTTGTTAGCACGGCCACGTTGTGGATTATTTTCCCACCAGTTACCGAATTTGCAAGTCAACATATCTTCATCATGAAGATTAAATAAAGCAATAAGGGCTGCTCTACGAATACCACCTGATAATTCTTCCATT